AAGCAATTAAACAAAGTTATAAACCAAAAATTCACTAAAAATGAAGAAACAAAAAAAACAGGATAATGTTACTCCTGAAATTACGGACAAAAACAACGATAAGGTTGAAAATGGAGACGAATCCGCCGATAATTTAAACGAAAACGTTGAAAGTAACGAATCATCGGATTTGAAAATTGGCATAATCGGTGCCGGAAAAATTTGTGTGTGTATTCCATTCCTGCAGTCAGCCGCTCAGGGAGATGAGTTAAAGTATGCACTTCGTTCAATAGAACGTAATTTCCGGGAAGATTTTGCGGTTGTAATAATTGGCGATCGTCCGGCGTGGTTAAGTGACGAAGCGATTCATATTCCGGTGGAAATTGCTTCAAAAAATCCACAAATTGATACTACAAATAAACTTTTCAGGGCTATTGCCTCAGAACTGGTAAGCGATAAGTTTGTATGGAGTAACGATGATATCTATTTCAACAGTCCGGTAATGCTTGCTGATATTCAGGCTTTATCTGTACAGGGAAAATTATTGGAAATTCCGGGAGCTACAGAAACTTATAAGGTAAACCGAAATGCTACAATAGATGTGCTCAGAAAATTGAAAAATGACACAAATAATTTTGATATGCATGTTCCGTTTTTTTACGAAAAAGAAAAATTGCTTGAATTATTTGAAATATTGACTAAAATAAATGCTCCTGAAGGTGTTCTTATTCCTTCAATCTATTACAATCATTTCTATTCCGGTTTTTCGGCAACTAATAACGATGGTTTGAATGGTAATTATCTGTTGCGCGTTGTTTCTTCAGAACCTGATCCTGCAGCATTTTCAAGATTGATTGTCGGTAAAAAATTTCTGAATAATTCAGAAAATGGATGGTGTAAATTGGTAAAAAAATATCTGGAAAATAAATTCCCTGAAAAGTCTAAATTTGAAATTTAAACTAAAGTGAAACAGGAAGTTTTAAACTGGTTGCAAAAAGGGTGCGATTCTGATCAGGGAATCGCACTTCTCGAAAAATACAGCAAAAACACATTTTTAATCCGATTAATAAAAATAGATCCGATAAAAAATGTAAAGTTGTTGAAGGATTCGCTGTGTAAAATTGCTAATGTGGATCCTCCGTCTCATAATTCGACCAGTGAACCACAAACGAAAAGCAATTTTTCTCGCGATACCTTCAGGAGTGAATTTCCATTTATAAATCAACCTGATTGTCCGATAGAACTAAAAGCCCTGGTAACTGATAAGTTTACTTCATTTTATACTTACAGAGATTTGCATAAAAAACTTCGCGACTGTAATAATCTGAGTGAATGTGCCGATATATCCAAAAAATTAATTGATAATTATACTGAGAACCGCGCTATTTATGCTGAACTTGAATACTATAAAAAACATAAGGTTTTGCTTGGTAAACATCCTATTTTTAAACATTATAGTCATGTAAAAGAAATTAGAATGCTTAGCATGAAAGATTTAGTGTTGAAACAAATTAAACTAAATCATAATATTTGGCGTATTAACAGTAATTTGGCAAAAGGTGATAAACCTCAGTTAGATGCTGAACGTAAAGCCGATTTAGAGGTGAAACAAAATGAACTGGCCGAAGTAAACAGATTATTAGGGGAATGAGTTTTTATTTTGACCTTGACGAAATAAGACAGGAACGTATTAATGCACGTATGTTTTCTGCTAAATTTGAACGTATGCACAATGCCAGGTTAGAGAACCTGAAACAATTATGTGGCCGGTTGCCGGAAGAAAATGAGTGCTTTTTTATTGAAACAACAAAGAGTTTTAATGCTTTCACATTTATCGTTTATCTGATACGACATGCAGGAACTATCCGGAGTTTATTTATTGCCACCTATTCAATTAACGATCGGATATTAAATTCGCTTTTACGTTGGAAAGAAAATGGATTAATCGACCAGGTAACTATCGAAATATCCGAAAGTATTAAGTTCAGAATGCCGAAAATAGCTCAACGATTGGATTTGTTGTCAAAAACAGAACAAATAACAGTAATTTATGAGTGGACACACAGAAAAGTAACTTGTGTAAAAACAGATATAGGACTTTTTGAAATAGAAGGATCAGGTAATTACGGCGAAAATGCCGCTAAAGAACAATATATATTTTGTAAATCAAAAGAGGTATATGAATTCAGAAATAATGAAAGCAGCAAATTGGGAAAGTCTTGACAAAATTCCTGATTGGTTAGAAAAAATAAATTGGGATGAATATGAAAAACTGGCTTCAATAGGTTATACTCCTGAAAAATTAGCCATGTTTTACAAGGTAAAGAAAATTGAATTCATGTATTATTACATGCTTATTGATTCAGTTCTTGAATATCATTACCAGCGTGGAATACTTTACTATCAGGCACGTGAAGGACTTGCTATGGTTGACGATGCTGATACCAATGCTACACAGGCTCAACGGTTGGATAAGTTACGCGATAATGTAGCTTTTCAAAAAGCTAAAGATGAAATAGTATATGGAGGATTATAATAAATCATTATTTGATCTGTTACAGGATTATATCCAATCAGGTTCGAAACAATCATTATCTGACGACGAACAAAAGTATTTGGACTTACTATACCTTATTAACTCACTTCGTCGCAAATATGGCAAAGAAAACGCCATATCATTTATTCAACGTCCTCCGTTTAATATACCTTATCGCCGTGCTCGCGAATTATACGATGAAGCTATAAATCTGTTTTATGGTGATGATGGAATAGAGAAACAAGCGCACCGAAATGCTATGTTTGAAGAAATGAGAGCAGCTGCCAATTTGGTACTTACAACTTCAAAAGGGTCAAAGGATATGGAAGTTTATGGCGATTTAATGACAAAAGCCTATAAAATGAAATGTCTTGATATTCCTGAACCTCCTAAAATACCTGAAGCACTTTACAAAAAACCAATTAAAGTATATTCACTTAATCCGGGCACAATAAAATTACCGGTTGTTGATCGTAATTCATTAGCCGAAATGATTGATAATTTAGAAATATCTGAACGCGATAAGGACCGGTTAAAACAAGAAGGTCAGGTTAAACAAATTTCATTTTTAGACTTATACGATGAGCAAGAAGCAAAGATTGAATCTGAATAGAGAAGATGTTGAAGTCAGGTATGAAAACTGGCTTGCTCAGCTGTTTGGAATGGCTATGCCTAAAAATTTATATTTACCGCTGGGACGTGCCTCCACTAAAACAACCAACTTTGCTGTTGAACGCTTACAGGAATGTGTTTATGATTTACCCGGTGCGCCTGGCGCCTGGGTAAGCGACACTTATACTAACTTACACAAAAACGTTATTCCTTCGCTTCAGGAAGGTTTACGCCTTCACGGGTGGGAAGAGGGAATTCATTATGTTATTGACCGGGAACCGCCAGAAGATTGGGAAAAGAAAATGTACAATATACTATCCAATTGGAAAGGTACAATGACATTTTTTACAGGTTTTAATCTAACGTTTATTTCATTAGATCGTCCAAGTATTGGAGCTGGACGTTCCTATGTATGTGTATTTGGTGACGAAGTAAAGTATTTTCCCGAAACCAAAATAGCAAACTTACTGAAAGCTGTGCGCGGTTACCGTGCTAAATACGGCGAATCGCCTATGTATCGCTCTCAAACATTTACTACTGATATGCCCGATCCAAATCATATTGGCGAACATGACTGGATATTGAAGTATGTAAAGAAAAACAACAAAGAAAAGCTTATTTTGCTGCTACAAGTGGCATTTGTTTATAACGAAACGAAGAAAGAGTACGCTTCGATATTGGAGACGAAAAACCTAAGAAAAATAGCCTTAGCTGAGCGCAATATGCTTCGGTGGGAAGTTCGTTGGCGCCGATGTAGAAAAGATGTTTCGCTTTTTTGGATTGCATCTTCATTTATAAATGTTGATATACTTTCTCTCGACTGGTTCGACGATGAATTTGCAGTCGGACTCGAAGGTGTAATGTCCGGAATATTATCTATTATACCCAAACTTTCTGCAGCTACACGATTTTATTCCTTACTTAGCGAACGACATTTCTATGCAGATGGATGTAATTATAAATATTTAGATACATTGCCTTATGGTACAGAACCCGATTGCCGCATACTGAAGCATCTCGATAATAACCGTGCATTAGAAGCCGGCTTGGATGTAGGTGGAACGCTGTGGATAGTATTTGGACAACAGGACGGACGAAAGTACCGTGTAATGAAAGAAATGCTAACACTACCACCGCGCTATATACGTGAGTTGGCTGACGACTTTATATCCTACTTTGCACCACAAAGGGTGAAGCAACTAAAGTTATACTATGATCGAGCTGCTAACAATATGAAGAAGGTAAAGCAGGATGTTGCTACTCAAATAAAGAAAGCAATAGAATACGATGCAAACAATAAACGTACTGGATGGATAGTAACGCTAATGAGCCAGGGACAGGGCGATATAGGCAGCAATACAGAGTATAACTTTATGATGGAACTTATGAGCGGACGCAATAAGTTGTTACCAATCTTAGAGATTGATCGTACAAATTGTCCTTACTTAAAGATACAGTTAGAATCGATACCTACTAAAGTAAGTACATCTAAGTCTATGGACAGTTTTGTTGTTAAAGAAAAGAAAGGCGATAAACTACCTGTTCATCGATTACCTAAAGAGTCGAGCAATATGACTGATGCTTTCAAATACTTAATGTGTAGAAAAGTATGGCTACGATTGATTAATACATCAGGTACTGGAGTTAATCTATCTCCTAAAGGATAATATAATAAATCTGGGCGTTACCCTCCTACGTCGGGTCGGGCTTTCCGTTTCAATCCTTTCACTTCGTTTCAGTATTTCCACTGCAATCCCTAACGCAAATAACGCAACAAAACAACCCACTCCTAACGTCGGGGATGTTCTATTGTTTTAGAACGGCTAACGCCTTTAATAATAACGCAACAATATCAACCACTCCTTATGTCGGGTATATATAGTTGCTTAAAATAGGTAATGGTAACTCATATTACAACCTCCGTTCCTATGGTTGTAATATAGATATGGTTGAACTTCGTTCATTAGGTGGTATTATTGCCCCCCCCCAGCCCCCCCCACAACATAATATATAAATGTGATATATATCACATTTCTAATAATAAATGGCAGTGCAATTGCAACCTAAGGACAG